ATCGTGCAGGGGTAGGTGTTGTTGGCGGCGTCGATGATGTCGGAAGTGACGGTCGTGCTAAGGAGATTAGCAGGGCCACCCGTCTCGGGCGTGTAGGTCACGGTCGCCGCGAAGGTCGTGCCGCGTTTGAAGGTGACTGAGGTCGAGCAGGTCATCGGGTCTTAATGTTGCTGGGATTGGAAGGGGGGTGGGGTTAGGCCGGGAAGCCCGGGGGCGAGATTGGGTCGGATACATAGGTCGCCGCCTTGGTGTACCCCGTCCAAGCCCCGTTCCAGTCGTCGCTCTCGGAACTATACTGCGGCCAAGCGGTAGGCGGCGAAGGGTCGCCCACAGGGATGGACTGGGTGCCGAAGAATTGGACCACGTTCGGCAGGGTGATGGCTCCAGTTAAATGCTGGCTAAGGACAATGGCTGAACCAGCAAAGGTCAATGTGGCTACGATGACGCGCTGGCAGTTATAGTTATACTGCGTAGGCGTGGCGGCGATGTTGGTGATAAAACTGTAGGTCGTGCCGTCCACGTCGAGTTCGTTGGTCGTTGCGATGTTAAGCAGGCGGATGCAGTCGGTCGTGTCGGCCTCGCCCCAAGGGGTCGTCTTTGCGTACGCGTCAGAGTCGGGCGACATGATCACAAGCTGAGGCCCGAGGAGTTCGCCCGTCTGGTTCATCGGCTGCCTGATTAAACAAACGTACCAAATGTCCGAACCACCGTTGGCCGCGTTGGCTAAGGTGTACTTTGAGCCGTCATCGCAGAAGATGCTTGTCGCATCGGTGCCGGCTACCTTTGACCCAGTCGGGTAAGCATAGATGCCCTTGATGGCGTATTCGGCGGTCGTGAGGTCGTAGCCCGTTCCCTCCCAACGGTCTTGGATAAGGACGCGCATCTTCGCCACCATGACGTTGACCGTTCCGGTCGTCTCGCCGTCTTCGATGAATACCTCGCCACCACCGTCTGGGGTGATTTGCGGTTGGGTGCTTGTGAGGTTCGACCAGCCCTGTTCGATGTCGAGCGTTGTGCCGTAGCTTGACTGCTTGAAGTTAAAGCCAATCCCTGGTTGAATGCTCATGGAACGTTGCGATATACGAAGGCGTCCCAGCCGTTCTGGGCATAGCGGATTTCGTAGTTCACCTTATAGAGGGAACCGAACTCCTGCACGTTGATTTGAGAAAGGAGGTTCTTGTGGCCTACGCCCGACTTAGTTCCGACGGGAGCCCAGTCAGGCAGGAGGTCGAAACTGCCCCATGCGGTCGTCGCCGTGGCGGTGTTGAGGTACTCAAGGATGGACAACACCGAGGCCTGTTCCGTGAAATACATCACGCCCGAGTAAGAGGTCGTCGTGGCGAGATAGTTCGTTTTGCCGTAGAGGCTTGGATAGGTCGGGTCGACAAAGCCGATGAAGCGGCCTCCGTTTTCGGACTCGAAACAAGCGCCGTTAACGCCCATAAAAGAGCGAGAAGGTTGACCAGGAGGAGAACTCGTCTTTGACGGAACGAGCGGACCCGTGCTGCTTTGACTGTACGGTGCAGGGCCTGCAATGTCGCCTGCGTAGCCTGAGCCAGAAGGGTTGTTGAAGAAGGCCGGGTGCGAGGTAAGCGGTTCGCTCGTCAAGCCATTGGCCGCTGAGGTATTCGGATTTGTTCTGGCACCTTCATTGATGGCAGGGTCGATGCCGACGTAGTCCACCGTGATCGTGCAGATGTCCAGGGAGTCCCAACTGATGCGCCACTTGTCTAGTTTGAGGTAGGAGTAAGCCGTGTATGGGTGAGCGCTACCTTTGACGAGGAAAGCGTCGACGTCGGTGTTCTTGTCTCCCTTGAAGACGCTGACCGAGGTGTTGAGGCCGAAGCCGTCAGAGACGACGGTCCAGCCCGATTGGAGGATAGGTGCGACGAGCGTGTCGCCTGTTGCTACAATGGCCATAAATTAGATAGATCCGCTGCGGGAAGCGGCGTTGAGTGGTTGAGGTTTGGTGAAGTCTACGGGGACTCCGCCGCCCGGTGATTTGTTATTCAAGGACTCAAGCAGGGCGGTCTGCTTGCGGGCTTCTTCGAGCTGAAGGGTCATGGCCTCCATTACGGGATTGGCGCCGACGCCGACGACGTTGCCGAAACCCTCGGGGCCTTTGAATGACGTTGGGCCAGTTGGTGCTGGTGGGTTTTTCTTAGCTTCTTCAGCGGCATCTTGGGCAATAATCGCTTGGACCTTGTCTTGGATTGCTTTGTCTTCAGCCATGTTATTGCGAACATTTACCGTGTAATAACCAAGGGTTATGTCGTTCTTTAATTTATTATTCTCCTTTTCCATCGCATCGTTAAACCAGTTCTTTTCACCGGGATACTCGTTAATCTTTTCTTCCACCATCTTCTTACCTCTTGGGTCTTTAAGCAAAAAGTCTTTGGTAACTTCCTCGCGGGTCAATTTAGCCTCTTCTTTTGTTTCCTTAAACTTTTTTTCATTGGCTTTTCTTTTCTCATAGTACCTGTCCTCAGCTGACATAAGTTCGTTGGTTTCGTTGATTGCAGCTTGATGGGCTTCTTCACGCTTCTTTTGGTTGTCCGCAATCATCTTTCCAATAACACTAATGACTGTGCTAAGGATTGCCATCGGACCAAGGAAAGACAGGAAGATGTCCTTAAACGATGTGCCGAACTTTTTCTGGATGTCGTCAATCTGCTTGCCGAAACCGCTGACCGCGGAGGTTGCCTTGTTCATGGCCTGCGGGACGTCCGAGGTCGTCTTGATGTTTACTTCGAGGGATTGGGCCATATCAGGAGGTCTTCTCCTTTGCTGGATTGGAAGCAGACGCGGTCTGCTCAGCTGCCATATAGGCCTCCTCCTCTGGGGTCATAATCTTGACCTCGGCCCCCTTGCGGATGGCTAGCGCTGAGTTAAGCCAGATGGCCTGACACTCTGGCATCTCCCAAGCCCGCTTCTCCTCGATGCCCGACGCGATCAGGTTGGCGACAATAGCCAAGGGCCAAGGGACGCCCGTCTCCCCTCCGCTCTTGCTCTTGTCTTGCTCCCAGAACTTAGGCCAATCCTGGATTAGGATATAGCCGGCAAAGGCGTTGAGCAGGGTTTCAAACTTGGCGGGGTTATGGTTGAGGGCCGATATGCGGATTTTGTCTCTCCATCCAATCTCCCCAAGTGGTTCTTCGGCGCATACCTGACAGGCAAAGATAAGGTCGGCGGGGGTGATGCCGCGCTCCCCCGTGATTAGGGGCGAATTGAAAGCCATCAGTCGGACGCGGTACTTGAGGCACCACGGATAAAGCGAACGACCCAGCAACTTGAAGGGAGCCGGGTCGATGAAGGCGTTTAGAAAGCGATGGTCCACGCCAAGGACTTTGCCCCTTCTTGGGGCTGGGTCAATTAGGCAGAAGGCGTGACGCCTTCGTAGTCGACCGCGGTGATGGAGACCGAGGTAAAGTCCTTATTGGAACCCTTCTGAGTAATGGCGGTGATCGTGCCGACGTAGGAGGTCGAAGCTGTGCCGCTTGGATAGGCCGTGTCAGCCTGAATAGTGAAAGAGAAGCTAGCGCCTAGGACCGGCATACCAGAGGTCTTGCAGATGCCGTCCACGGTAATCTCGGTTTTGCGGTCGTCGTAGCGGGCGGTCTTGGTCAAACCCGTCTCGTCGGCGACCGTGTTCGACAGATTGAAAGTCGTGTTGACCGAGTAAGACTGGACAAACAGGTTTGAGACGGTGCCATTGACACCGAAGAGGCAGGTGGTTCCAGTAGATACGGCGGCCATTTGTCTTTGCCCGTTTTGGAATAATTACGGGGCCAGACAGGTCCAGACCGAGAAGGCGAACGAGGTAGCCCAGGAGCGTTCGTCAATCCCCTCGTCCTCGGAGAGGATGCTGACGTCGTAGCAGGTCGCGTCCCCGCCGGAGACGAAGGCGGCCTTGATGCTGGTCAAGTCACGCATATTCCCGACCAAGGCGGCGCAACGGGCTCGGTGATCGGCGAGGGTCGTGTCGTCGGCGTTGGAGAAAAGGGTGATGCGGACGGAGCAATCGTAGTTCCCCTCCCCCTCTTGGAGGCTTGCCGGCGGGCGGGCGGAGTCGCAGAGGACGACGGCCTTGGGCAGGGTTTGGGTGACGGCGCTGTCTCCCGTGAGGAAGGTGACAGAGGTCAGCCCCGTTTGGGTCGAGAGGTAGGTCGCAAGGGTGGACTCTACGATGTGGCGGATGGAGGCGGGCATGGTTATTTGCGGTTAAACTTGGCGACGTCAGCGGCGATTAGGCGCTGGATTTTGGCGGGCATCTGTTTGACGCGGTTGCCGTAGACGAGGCCGAGGGTGTTCGCTTGGTCGGCGATGCCGTAGATATTGCCCATCAGATTGCGGATGGTGACATCGGCGAGCTTGTCGGTGAAGGTCGATGCGCTGTTGCCCGGGACGCTGCTGTGCTTCGTGATCCAGCCAGCCTTGCGGAGTTTTGAGCCCGCGTTCTTCTCCACGCCGTTGATGACAGGGCGGGGGAGGGACATCAGCGCCTTGTACCAGCCCGACTTGATGGCGCCGACCGTCTCCTGGCGTTGGGCGATGTAGGTCGTGAGGTCGCCCTTCTTCTCGACCACCCGCTTGTCGAAGGACTTCACGCCGCTGACGTTGCGTCCGTTCTTCCAGAGTCGTCCGTTGTTGCGCCGATAGATGGGCTTGAAGACCGCGTCGATGGCGGTCGTGCTTTCCAAGAAGCCACCTTCTGAGCCAAAGGAATTGGCGGCTACCCGTGTGCCGATGCGGCTGAAGTAGTTCTTGGCCTTCTTGAAGCCTTCGGGCGTGCCATATCCCTTGTACTGCGGGGAGAGCATACGGGCCACGAAGGAGTTAGCCGAGATGATGGTCGATTGGCTGGAGGCCACCTTCCAGAAAAGGCCTTGGTTGTCGTTAAGGGCCAAGGAGCCGAGGCGCTTGATGACGCGGGTCGCCTGCGTCGAGGCGGTTCCACCTGTCAAAGGTTCAAAGACCTTGCCGACATCTCGGTCCACGGCCCGCTCGCCGGCCTTCTTGGCGTCGTTGGATAGGCCGTTGCCTCCGCCCTTGACGAGGGGAGGGGTGAAGGTGGCCGCGTCTTGGCAGGCGAGGGCGGCCTGTTCCAAGGTGGCGTCGCGGATGGTTTGCTTGGAGGCGGC